GACGTCATAGTCGAACTCAACCACCAGCTGCTCATCGGCAACGACATCGGCGTAGAGATCCAAGATGCCGCGGTCGGAGGCGGAGGCGGTCACGACCCAGCGCCCACCGTCGGCATAGACGTAGCGCGCGGCCTCGCCGGCGCCGTTGCAGGAGCGGGCCACGTCGGCGTGGGAGGGGAACTCATCGCCGATGGGGGCGGCGAGGTAGACGCGGTTGGCGCGGTGGGTCGTCGGTGTGACGGCGAGAGCGAACTCGACGTCGGCGCGGAAGCCGATGTCCTGCGCGTGGGTGTAAGGCTCCGCGGCCGAGATGGTCCGCAGCGCGGTGAGCGCCATCGGGCGGTTGCCGCCGGTCGGCTCGAGTACAAGCTCGGACGGGCCGATGATTGACGGCAGCCGCGAGAGCAGGCGCGTGATGGCGGCCGTGCAGGCATCCTGCGTGGCGCCGGCGACCTCGATCAGGTAGCGGACCTGACGTTCCTCACCGAAGGCCGGTCCCCACTCGCGCTCAGCGACCGAGTAGGGCGCGGTGTGCAGGTCAAGGTCGGCGAGACGCTCGATCATGCCCGCACCCTCGCGCGGCGGCGGGCGGCGCGTTCCATCTCACCGATGGCATCCTCGCCGCTCATGAAGACCGGGTTGTGCATATGCACGACGTAAGAGACGCCGGCCAGCGAAGCACCGTCGCTGCCGCGCGGTTCGGCCGAGCGTAGCTTGGTGATCACCAGCTCGTCCTCGCCGGCCTCGCCGAGCACCGCGTTCACACCGCCGGGCTGGGCCTTGACCAGGCCGCCCGAGGCGAAGAAGTGGCGCTTCGCCGCCCAGGGGTAGGGGATCGAGGCGACCGAGGACATGATCACGCCGGTGCGCTTGCCGGAGGCATGCACGTACATGCCGTTACCGACGTAGATCCCGGTATGCCCCCAGCCGAACTGGTCGGTCCACTCCGGGATCCCCGTCTTCATGAACAGCTGATCGCCCGGCATCAGCGCACCCTTGGCGACCTGACGTCCGAGCGGCCACTGGTTGCCGGTGTAGGTCGGGAAGCCGGGCAGGCCGGAGCGGTTATAGACGTACTTCACCAGGCCCGAGCAGTCAAAGACGTTGGGGCCGGTGGCGCCGATCGCGTAGGAGTCGCCGATCTGCTGCTTGGCCAACTGCGCCGCCTGGAAGCCGCGCAGCGCGCCGGAGAAACCGAGCCCGGCGCCGGTGCCGCCGCCAGTGCCGCCGAACCCGAAGGAGATGCGCACCGACTGGCCCAGATCCTTAGCCAGCACGGCGCGGATCGCATCCTGCGCACCCTGCGCCTCCTGGGTGACGGTCTTGTTGCCGGGTCCGGTGATCTTGACCTTGGGCTCGACCCGAGTCTTGTGGATGTGTGCGAGCTTGCTGGAGACCTGCCTGGTCTTGGCGTCGAAGTCGGTTGTGTTGGCCTTGTACTTGGTCGTGAACTCGCGCGCGGCCTTGCCACCGAAGCGGGATGACTTGAGGTCGTGCTCCTTCTTGATCTCGGCCGGCGTCATACCGGTGAGCTTGCCGGTGACCCAGTCGTTAGCCGACTGGCCGTGGGAATAGAGCAGCGCGATCCCGGCGGCGGCGGCGGCAGCCGGGCCGGCGATGGCACCGAGTCTCGTCGCCAGCGTGCCGAGCTTGCCGGAGAGCCCGGCGACGTTCTTCTGCTTGCCGGTGAAGGTCTTGCCCGAGAAGTAGGAGAGCTGGCCCGCTCCGGATGCCGTGGTGGCAGCCGTGCCGGCACCGGCGATGCGCTTGATCAGGGTGGCAAGGCTGCCGGCGAACCTCCCGGCCGCACGCCCGCCGCCGTAGAGCATCGAGGTCATCTTCATCACCGGGCCGGCAGCCGCTCCGATGAGGGCTGCCTTGACCAGCATGTCGCGCTGGCCGTCGCTCAGGTTCTCGAACCACTTAGTGGTCCGCTCGACGTAGGGGAGCAGCCGTTCGACGACAGGGATGACTGAGGTGCCGATCGACTCCGTGATATCGGAGAAGCGTGCCCGCAGGATTGCCATCTTGCCGGCGGCCGAACTCGCGGCCGCGGCCGTGTCGCCGCCAAAGGTCTTGGCGGCCTTCTTCATGATCTGGTCGAAGGAGAGCGTCTTGCCGGATGCGTCCTTGGTGGCGATGCCGAGCCGGGAGAGCCCGACGGCGCTGCCCATGTACGCCTTCTGGAGCGCTAGCGTGACCGTCTGGAGGTCCCTGCCTGAGCCCGTGCTGATGTCCATCGCCACACCGAGGATGTCCTGCGCCGTGCCGACGTCCTTGGTGACGCGAGTCAGGCTGGCCAGCGCCGGGCGCAGCTCGCCGTCGGCGATCCCGGTCGCGTTCTGGGTCTTGGTGATCCAGCGCTCGACCGCCGCCACCTGCGCATCGGTCGCGCCGGCGTTCTTGTGCAGCGCCGCCGAGAGCAGCGTCATCTCCTTCTCTTCATCGATGGCGGCCTTCGTGGCCAGGCCGAGCCCGGCGACGATGGGCAGGGTGACGCGCGTGGTAAGCGTCGTGCCCATTTGACCCATGCGCGTGTTGAGACGGTCGAGCCTGCGCCCGAGGGTATCCACATCCTTGCCGGCGCCGCGCAGGCCCTTGCCGAGCGTTCTGTCCCTGGCGATGAGGTCGACCTTCAGCTCGTTACGGCCCCTAGCCACGGCTGCGCTCCGCGGTGCGGCGGCTGATGTAGGCGCGCGTCAAGTCCCACTCCTGCTGGGTCATGTCGGCGATGTCGCAGAGCCGGATGCCGCCGGCGAAGAACTCGACGACTTCGAGCCTTTCGCGGAGCGGCGGGAGATCGGGCGAGTCGGCGCGGAGTTCGCCGCGTCTAAAGGGGCGGCGTCCTTGGCGTCGTCTTCGATCTCGGCCAGGATGGCCTCGTAGAGCGCCTCGATCAGCTCGCCCTCGTCGGTGCGCTCGATGATCTGGCCGATGGTGACCTCGGCGTCGTGCTCGCGCTCGGCCATCCAGGCGAAGGCCACCAGCCACTTGAGGTCGAGGTTGAGCATCTCGTCGTGGGCATCGGCGCGGCCCTGCGCCTGACCGATGATGGCGGCGTTGGCGGCGCGCTCGATGTGCAGGCGCGCATAGGAGGCATTGACGCCGACCGGCTCCTCACCGATCAGCGCGGCCGCATCGGCGACCGCCTTGCGGAAGGCGAGCTTCTTGGCGAACGACCATTGATCCGGGCGGATGTCAAGGCGCAGCGGTGGCCTCTCTTCACTCATGCGGTCCTCCGGAACTCCTCGGCGCGCAGGTCGCCCTGCAGTGCGCCGTCGCTGGCGATGTCGATCGCTAGGCCGTTGCGGGCGGCGATGTCGCGCAGCCCCTCGGCGATCTGGCGGCCGGTGTAGTGGCGGATGCGATAGCCGACATTCCAGATGAAGTAGCCGAACTTCACGCGCGGCTTCTCATAGACCGGGTAGGTACGGAAGCGCGCCGAGCGCGTGGTGAAGGCGCCGACCGAGCGGCTGCGCCCGTATGCGGCGCCCGTCGCCCAGCCGCCCTCGCGGCCGCGCTTCCACCAGGACTTGCCGCCGAACTCCTGCAGGATCAGCGGCCCCTCCCAGTCGGAGCGGATCCAGGCCGACTTGCTGGTCGCGCCCGCCACGATCGAGTCGCGCAGGCTGCCCGGCGGCAGGTGCGAGCGGCTGTCCTTGCGCGAGGGCCTGCCGACCGGCGCCTTGGACCGCGCCTCGCGCGCACCCTCCTCGGCGATGTTCAGGTAGTAGGGCTGCATCGGCAGGCTCTCGTCGGCAATGAGCCCACGCGAGGTCGCAAGCAGCGCCTCGCGCAGCTCATCGATGCCGGTTACCCCGACGTAGTAGGCGCCCTTCGCCATGGGCTCAGGGGATGGTCGTATCGGTCGTCATGATCTCCAGCTTGTAGAGCGGATCGGTGCCGTTGTCGCGGGCTTCGATGGTGAGCTTCTGCAGCACCTCATCCGGCCCGTCGACGCTGATCGGGTCACCGATCACCTTGCCGGCGGCGATCGTCAGGCGATAGGTCGGGTAGTAGGTGGCAGCGATCGCAGTTGTGCCGACCAGCTCCACCACCCAGGCGCGCATGGTGCCATCGGCGATGTCGTCCCAGTTGATCGCCATCGAGGTCGGTTCGACTTCAAGCTCCAGGGTGCACGAGCGCAGCTCGGTTTCGAGCGGCAGCGCCATCGCACCGGCGCCGTCCCAGAGGCGGCGCTCCGTGTTGAGGCCGCTCTCGACCGAGACCGAGGCCGAGCGCACACCGGGCAGCGTGGTCCCGGCGCGCTTGACGTTCGGTTGCATCGGCCAGGCGAAGTAGGTCGGCGCGGCGGCGTAGGTCGGCACGGCCAGGTCGGCCGTGTGGGAGAACGCCTTGGCGACCACATCGAAGGTCGCCTCGAGGATGCCACCCGCCTCGCAGCTGACCTTCCAGCTCGGGATGAAGCAGCCGCTGTAGGTGTGCGGCTCGACGGTGCCGTCACTCATCGGCACGCCGAGCTGCATCGTCAGCGAGCAGCCGTTGGCGACGGTGAAGGCGCCGGGCGAGAAGGTGGCCAGGTAGGCCGGACCGGCGCCCTGTATGGCGCAGGTATTGCTGCCGCCGAATGCCGCCTGCCAGAGCCCGAGCGAACCGGCGCGCGGAACCTCGAGGCCGATGGCGCCGGCGCCGCCGTCGACCCAGGCGATATCGGCGTCATGACGCTTGCCGCGCAGGCCGGGTTTCCAGCCCTTGGGCTCGATCGGCCTGGGGTTCGGCACCAGGCCGAGGCTGAATGCCTCCAGGAACTTGTCGACCACCACGGCGGTGCCGTAGGTGGACTCCTTCTTGAAGCCGAACTGGGAGTCGGACCCGCGAGGAAGGCGGGTGAGCGTGTGCGCCATGTCATGCCTCCTTCACGGGTTGCTTGGCGCGTTTCCACTGGCCGCGCTCGATCAGGGAGCTGGCAAGTTCTTCCGGGATCTCGTAGGTCTGGCCGGGCTCGGCGAGAAGCCGCGCATCCGGCACGGCAGCCGGCTCCGTGCCGGTGTAGGTCAGCTTCATGTGGCGACTCCTGGGTAGACGCGGGCGGCGAACGAGACGGTCAACTCGACCGTCATCCAGTGACCGGCGGCCGGCGGCGGCTCGATGCCCTGATCCTGCTCGGCGAGCGCCGAGACGTAGGCCCAGCGCACGATGCCGCCGAGAGTGAAGTCGGCCGCCAGCGCGGCTTCGACTGCGCCGATGAGTTCCTCCATGCGCTCGCGCAGGCGCACAATCGCCTCCTCGCCGCGGCCGTCGGCGCTGGCCAGCACCATGACCGGCACGGTGCCGTCCTCGTCGTGGCCGCCCATCGGCTGGCCGGTGATGGTGCGTGGCGTGCGGGTCACCCGCGGCCGGCCGATCTGGATCCACTCGCGCGGGTCGCGCTCGCCTGCCACCGGCCCGCTGGTGACGTCGATGGCGGAGAGCGCGGCGTTGACGGCGAAGGCGTCCTTGAGTGCGGCGGCGATCCTGAAGGTGACGGTGACGCCGCTCATGCGATCGTCACCCGTTCCTCGCGGTAGCGCAGCAACACGGCGTCGACCTCGTGCAGGCCGTAGGGGTGTGGCCAGTCGCCGGCATAGCCGATCTGGTAGGTCATCATGCCGTCGTTGTAGCTGGTCGCGTTGGGCGCGATCTCGCTCGGGAGCAGCTGCGCCAGCAACACGACCAGCGCTGCCCGCTTGATGTCTCCCGGAACGGTCGCATAGCCGTGCCGGGCGGTGATTGAGACATTGCCGATGTTCGGTGCAGCGCCGAGCCAGGAGCCGAGCGTCTTGCGCGTGACGCGCCCGTTCGGCTCCGCCGCTAGGTCGGCAAGCTCGGCCGCGGTCAGCGCAACGCCATCGATACTCGCAGCGGTGATGCTCAGGTAGCGCGGCGGCTGTTCCCGCAACGGGTTGTGCAGCGGGAGGCGGATGCTCGATGAGGCGCAGCCGTTGAGGACTACGGTCGTGCTGGTCGGGATGAACTGGATCCGGCAGAGTCGCGCGAACTCGGCGCGGATGGTCGCCTCCACCGCCGTGATCTCGGCGGTCGGATAGCGGGACGAGTCGGCAAGCGCGGCGCCGTTGAAGGCCCGCGCATCCGTCTCAGTGAACAGTGCGGTCGGGTCAGCCATCCGATACCCGTGCCTTTCGTCTGACCGGCAGCCGCGCAGAGGGCGGCGGGCCGGAACCCGCCGCCCCCGTGCGGCTCGTGCGCCCGGAACCGATCTGTCCGCTGCGCACCATCGGTCCTACAGGACGGTGCTCGCCGCTGCCGCCTGCTCCGGCAGGCGCTGAGCGTGGGTACGCTCCAGCACGGCGCCGACGATGCCGTTGCCGGCCTTGGTGATCTTTACGGCGACGTAGTAGAAGCCGCCGCTCAGGTCGAGATCCAGCACGTCGACCTCGCTGATGAGCACCTGCTTAGTGATCGCCGGGACGAAGTGGGTGACCGCGCTGGTGGCGACCGAGAAGGTGCCTTCACCTTTGTCGGAGACCTTGAGCGTCATGGTGCCGGAGTCGCCATCGACCGCCGTGATGCCGGGCACGCCGTAGGTGGCGTGGTTGATCAGGCCGACCAGCGCCGTGCAGTCCTGGGTATCGGTACCGTCGACCGCGAACTCGCGCTTCGACGCGGTGGTCGTGTTGGTATGACCAGTGAAGACGTAGTCCGTACCATCGGTGTCAGTGATGGTCAGGGTCTCACCGTTACCCGCGCTCGACAGCGCGACTGTGCACTCGGTCACGGCCGACAGCTTGGCCGCGGCGGCTACGCTGGTCGCCGATGATTCGGTGCCGGTGGATGCGTTGGACTGCTTGACCACCTTGGCGCCGGTGCCGGCCGCGTCGGTGGCCTGCAGGAACTCGACCTTGGTGGTCTTGTTCACAACCGAGGCGCCATCCATGACGATGGCGCGGATCTTCTCCCAGCCGCGGACGTCGTAGTAGTCGCCGGTCACGTTGTTGTTGTTGATGGTTTGCGGGATCAGGCCGACGTCGACCTTCAACCGCTCATTGAGCTTAGGCCGTGCCATCACACACCGCCTCTCAGGTGAGGATGACGAACGGTGACCGGGCTGCGCCCTTGCGAGGCGTGTGGGTGGCGTCCATCCAGGGCTTGCCGTCGACGCGCTCATAGAGACGCACGGTGCTCTGGAGGTTGAGGAACGCGACATGGTCGGACCAGTCGACCACGACCTGCTGGCGGTCGCCGATCAGGTAGTAGCTCCAGTCGGCCAGGATCAGGTCGCCCTTGGTGCCGAGCGCCGAGCACTTCTCGGTCCAGACGATCGGGATGCCGAGCAGGGTCGGCGTGGGCTTGGGGCCGATCCCGTAGGCGTTCGGGATGAAGAGCTGGTTGTTGGCGCCGTCCTTGATGGCGTAGAGCTTGGGGATGATGGAGCGGTTGGCGCACCACACCGCCCGGCCCTCATCGCCGAGGAAGACGGAGAGCATGTTGTAGAGGTCCGCCGCCTGGACATCGCCGGCGCCGGCGCGCGCCTGTGCTACTTCGCAGCCGGAGCCGATCACGCCCTGCGGCTTGCCGGTGCCGTCAGCGTCGAAGAACGCCTGGTCCTCCATGAACGAGATGACCTCGCCGAAGCTGCGGGCGATGACCTCGCTCATGCCGAGCGGGCTGTCGGCGAGTAGTTGCTTGCTGACCTTGCCGGCCGCGGCCAGGGTGTTGACGGCCAGCGGGACTTCCTTGGCGGTCCAGCTCGTCGCGGTGATCGCGGCGGCCTCCGACAGCCAGTAGCCGAGCATCCCGCCGTAGAAGTTGGTGGCATGGGAGTCGGCATTCAGGGCCGGCACGCGCGCAGTGTCAGAGCCCATCGGCACGACGGTAGCGCGCGGCCGCACCACGGCCTTCTCCATCGGGATGTTGAGGATCTGCGGCACGAACTGGTCCGGGACCATGTAGCCGCCGACGCCGCCGCTGGCCTCACCGAAGTCCTTACGCTCGATCTCGCCGCTGGCGGTCTTGGCCAGCCAGTCGCCGAGGCTCTTGTGCTCGCCCTGCTCGGCCTCGATGTGCGGCTTGCTGGCGGCGAACTCGCTCTCGACCTGAGCCTTCAGCTCGGCCATCTGGTCGGCCTGCTCCTGCTTGACCTGCTCGATGGCGTCGGCGAGCGACTTCTCGAAGTCCGGGAGCTGGTCCTTGTACTCGTTCTCCTTGCGCTGGCGCAGCTCGGACAGCGCGGTCTCGAGCGAGCTGGCCGACTTGGTCAACTGCTTGACCAGGTCATCGTTGATCTCAGTCATGGTTCTAGTAGCTCCTTTGTCGCTTCCATTGACAGGGCCAAGACACGGGCAACGACGGCAAGCGAGTGGTCATCAACCGGGTCGCTTGCCTTGCTGGCGGGCGCCTGTTGAGGCGGTGCCTGGGGATCGTCGTCGTGTTCCTTGCAGTGGGCGCAGTCCTCACAGTCCTTGACCGCGAGCACTGCCGCCTCAGGATTGGCCGGGATGGTGACGAGTGAGACCTCGTAGAGTTCGATCTCTTTCAGGGTGCGGACGGAGTCCTCCCAGACGTCGCTGACCACGCGGTAGCCGATGCTCATGCCTTTGACCACGCCGGCCTTGATGAACTCGTACGCCTCGGCGCCGGTGCGGGTGGAGAGCAGCAGTTTGCCTTTGATGTACAGGCCGCTCCTGGTCAACGAGAGCGCGCCGGAACCGGCCGGGTCGGCGTGCTGCCACAAGACAGGCACCGGCTCGCCATTGCGCGCCTTGAGGGTGCGGTCGAAGGCGCTGGGCGCGATGATCTCACCGCTGCGGTCGAGGTTGCCGAAGACGGCTGCATAGCCCTCGAACGTGCCATCCTCATCCAGCGCCTTGAGCTTGAGCTTGACGTCCTTACGATCCATCTGACTCTCCTTGTGCCGGCGGCAGCGGCACGCCGTCCTCGTCGAGCGGCGAGTAGTTGTTCGCGGCCAGGTAGTAGCGCTCGCCGCCCGGCGGGACGGGTAGGTCCTCCTTGGCGGCGATCTGAGCGCGGCTCATGGCGCCGACATCGAACAGGCCCTTATAGGCGTCCATGCGGGTCCTGGTGTCGCCGCGCAGCAGCGACGAGGTGTTGAACTTCAGGTAGAGCGGCTGCGGCAGCAGTTCCCAGAAGCCGGCCTCAAACAGGGTCACGTACGGCTGGATGGCGTCCTGGAAGATCACCATGTTGAACTGTTCGAGCGAGTTGCCGAACATCGGCGTCTGGAGCCCCTCGCCGATACGGGTGGGGTGGATGTTGAAGAAGCGCGTGATGTCGATAGCCGAGAAGCTGCGCAGTTCGTTGAACTGCGCGTCCTTGTTCGACATCGCCATCGGCTTGTACTCGGCCGCCACCACGCCGGCAACCTTGTGATGATCGCCGCCTCTGGCGTAGAGTTCGCGGAACTGCTCGACGTACTCCTTGGCCTCATCGCGCCCGACGCCCTCCGGGAACTGGAGCACCGCCGAGACGGTGGAGCCGTTGGCGAAGTAGGTGGCCTCGTAGCGCTGAGCGGCGCGTGCGATCCCGAGTTCCTGCCGAGCACACTCAAGCGGCGAGAGGCCGCGATCGGAGCCGGGCATGGTCATCAGCCGCCAATGCTTGATGGAGCCGGCATCCAGCGGGTGCAGGCCGTCGACCGTGTTCATGGTGTAGGACAGCCGCCGGGTGCCCTTGTCGCGGGCGACGATCACCGCCGCCGGGTCGATGGCGAACATGTCACTGGGATAACCCGCGTTGTCCTTGCGCGAGACGTCGAGCATGACCTCGCCCTGAGTCGCAGCGCTCACCGCAAGCTCAGCGATGAACTCCGGCCAGAGCCGTTCGCCGTTCGGTCTCCGGGTCCAGCGCGGCGCAACGCCGGCCGGCCGGCGCTCGGTATCGGACACCCTGCGGTAGACGTCGACGGGGAAGCTCTGCAACTTCAGCGCGATGAGTCGAACGCAGGCGTGGAAGGCGGCGACCTTCATCGCATCGTCGCGTCCGATGCTCACTCCGGCATCGGTTGCCTGGCCACCCTTGAGCCAGTCGATCCAGCCCTCGGACCAAGTGATCTGGTCCGACTTGCCGGACAGCGTGCCGATAACCTTGGTGAGCAGGCTCATCGGCGCACCCGTTCGGTGACCGCGACGGCGAACAGGCCGAGGAGACCGCCGACGATGGCAGCCACTTCCCAGCACACGGAGAGCGCGAGCGACACGCAGCCAGCCACGACCGCGCACGCAAACACGGCATCAAGCGCCGAGCGGATGTGCTTCACACACGCCCCTAGAGGTCGACTGGGACCAATCTAGGAACTGTCAAGCACCGCGGACGGGTACAATCTAGTCAGGTCACCACGCCTGCGAAGCCGCGCTTCTTCTGGTGCATCGCGCGTTCCATCGCGGTGCAGAGAGCCGAGACCGAGTCGATACGCTCCTTAGAGCGGTCCTTGGAGAGCATCACCATCCCGCCCTCGGCGTTCTTGAGTACCACGTTGCCGACCTGCCAGGCGAGCAGCTTGTTACCGCCGTGGACGAGCCGTCTCTTCAATGCCAGTAGCTCCACCTGCTGGATCGGTCCGGTCATCGTCCTTGGCCCTTGCCTGACCTCGACCATCGTCAGCCCCTCGTTCTCGAGGATAGTCGAGGACTCCCGCATCAGGAACGGGTCGAAGCCGACCTCGCGGATGCGGAACCGCTCGGCGTCCTGCAACAGTCGGCTCCGGAAGCGGGAGAACTCATTGGAGTCTCCGGGGGTCAGCTCAAGCTCGCCGGCGGCGACCCATGCCGCGATCTCGTGCCGCTGCTTCGTGCGCTGTGCCGCCACTCCCTCGGGCAGGAACGTACGCACCAGGACATCGAAGCCGAGGCCACGCTCCTCGGGCCAGGGGAACAGGAGCGCGTAGCTGGTGAAGTCCTGGGTGGTGGCCACGTCGATACCGGCGTAACAGTCGCGGCCCTCAAGCTCCTCCTCATCGACGTCGCCGGCACAGGCCCACCAGACATCGGGTGCGATCCAGTGCGCTTCAGCGCCGACCCACATGTTGAAGTAGAGCTGCATCACGCTGTTCTGTTGCGAGGGGATCTCGAGCGCCTCGCGGACCAGCGCCCGGAGGGCCTCCGGATCGAGGAAACCGCCCGGCTGTCCGAGCATGGATGGGTTGGCGAGCGTCCAGAGATCGTCCTCATGGATGAAGTTGCCATACACGTCCTGCGCCGCCAGCGTGGCGAAGGTAGTCCCTTCAGGCACCTCGAAGATGCGGCCCACGAACGAGCGGTCGGCCACGCTGCCGGCGAGCCAGCGCTGCGTGTAGTCGTACATCTCGTAGCAGGGGCCAGAGCGCCCAATGCCGGCTGTGGTCACGCCGAGCGTCAGCGGCTGCTCACGGGCGATGGTCGAGGTCCGTAGGACGTCCCACAGCTCGCGGTTCGGCTGGGTGTGGAACTCATCCATGATCACACCGTGCGCGTTGAAGCCGTGAGCGCCGGCGGCGTCGGACGGCAGAGCCCTGTAGTAGCCCCGATTCGCCGGGCAGTTGATGCGCTTGATCGAGTCCTTGATCTCGCAGACGCCGCGCAGGTACTCGCTCAGGCGGACCATATCGGCCGCCACGTCGAAGACCAGTTTGGCTTGATCGGCGTCCTTGGCCGCGCCGTAGATCTGCGGCGCCTGCTCGCCGTCGGCGATGAGCAGGTAGAGGGCGATCGCGGCACAAAGCTCCGACTTGCCGTTCTTGCGGGCGATGAACAGCAGTGCGGTGCGCACGATGCGCAGGCCGTGCTTGTCGACCGCGCCGAACACCGCAATGACGAACTCGCGTTCCCACGGCGAGAGGATGAACGGCTGGCCCGCCCAGCGCCCGATGGTGTGGACGCAGCAAGTCTCGATGAACAGGATGCAGGCGCGGGCCGCCTGCTCGCTGGCCCGCTTGGGCATCAGGACTTACGCCGGCGGTCGGTCATGCTCATGACCGCCGCCAGTGGGTTCTCTGTGGCCTCACCGGATTCGACATGAATACGCGTCCTTGATGCCGCACCGATGCCGAACTCCGGCGCGATCTTCAGCATCAACTCGGCCGCCCGGTTGCGCATCGAGACCTCGGGGCGTTGCTGGATGTAGCCCGAGTCTGTGAGTGTGGTCTCTCCGCTTTCGCGCAGGGAACGGGTATGGCGGGCATAGTCGGCGCGCGCCTGACAGTACAATCCGAAGCTCTCGCCGTCGACGACGGTCAGCGTGCCGATCTTTACCAGCTGCGGCCCCAGCCGGCGCCAGATGCGCTTGGCAGCGGCATCGAGGAATGACGGCATCACCGGCATGCCGGTCTGCGGCGCCGGCTCCTTGCTGCGCCGCTCCTTGTCGGCCCTGCTACGGTGCTTGGCCTCGCCGCGCGTCGCGACGATGGCGGACGGTGTCGGAAGTGGACCAGGCACTTGAGCTACCTCCTACCTTCTAACCGGGGCACGCCGAAGATCGCC